GCCGAAGCGCAAGGGTCGGCCAAAGGTGCAGAAATGAAAGGTCTCTACGCGAACATTGCAGCAAAACGCAAACGAATTAAAGAAGGCTCGAAAGAGAAGATGAGAAAGCCTGGCACTAAGGGCGCACCAACGGCCAAGGCATTTAAGACTGCGGCGAAAACTGCAAAACCAAGGTTTGAATAATCATGGCAACAGTGGCACAGGTAGCAAAGGCATCATTACAGGCAATTCTGGTTCAGGCATCAGAGGCTCCGCTTGAGGCTGATGAGTTTCAAGACTTTATCTTTGCCATGAACAATTACATGAACTCACTTGCAGCCAAGGGTTTAAACCTTGGGTACACTGCTGTGAGCAATCTTGCTGATGAGGTTACTGTACCGCCAGGCGCACTGACCGGCATCATTGCTAACATGGCAATCCAGTCTGTTCCGTACTACGGTGGTGTTGTAACGCCTGAGCTTGCCCTGACTGCGCGTGAGGGTATGCAGGCAATGCGTCATCTCGGTCAGATCATCATTCCAACTCGCCTACCAAATACTCTGCCTGTTGGCTCTGGCAACGAGGACAATCAATTCGGTAACGGTCTGCACTTCTACGCAGAGAGCGAACCGACAATCCTTACAGAAGTTAATGGCTCGATTGCATTAGAGGTATCAACAAATGATTGAGCGCAGTTATGGTGTAAGACAGTCTGAGTTTGTTCAGCAGACAAGCATTCTGGCGGGATCGTCATTCGGTTTCTTCAACAACGGCTACAACTACCAAATAACCTACGCCAATTTTCTGAATGGTTTAGGCGTGACTGGCACGATTGCACAGGTCGGTGATGTTACTGGTGTGCCTGTTCTTGACATATCCGGTGTGAATAACTACATCCGTAACCTTGAGGAAGGCTCAGGCATATCACTGAACCTAAGCGCAGAGGACGGAATTGAAATTTCGCACAACTTTACTATTGACTCGGTTGGCGAGCCAATCGTGCAAAACGGTGGTGCGGCCAGTCCTACATTTGTGTCCATTGAGGGCGGTGGCGGCATTGCGGTAGAAACAACGGGTACACGGGTTGTCATCTCATCAACAGAGACGTTGAGCTTTGCTACGATCACAATGGCTGGTAACTCAACCGCCACAACGATTGCCTCAACAGCAACTGCGGTCAAGGCTGCTGGTACGTTTGTGGTTGGTGATGTTTCATCAAACTTTACTGGCGCAACGTCTGGTAGAATTACACACACTGGCCCACAAAGTCGGCATGTAATCAACGCTTTGGTCACCTTAGATGCTGCAAGCGGAAGCAACCATCTGCTATCAATATTTATCGCGGTTAACGGTGTAATCGTATCTACCAAGATGACTGACACTGTTTCATCTGGGCTACCAAGAGCAATAGCAACCTTTATCAACATTGTTCTAGACACAGATGACTATGTGGAAATATTCGTAAGAAATGAATCAGCAACAACTAACGTGATTGCTGTTAACGCAGTCTTGAGCATACTCTGATGCCAGCACTACCAATCACCAACGGGTTCTACACCAGCCCATCTTTACCACTGAGCGCACAAGAGTGTCTGAACTGGTATCCAAATATCAGCGAGGCTCCTGCACTAAGTCCTGAGAACCTGTTTGGCACTCCTGGTATCGTGAATCTGGTGTCATCAGGAACCATTGAGAACCAGAACCGTGGTATGCATGAAATGGCTGGTGTCGCCTATGCGGTCAATGGTGACAAGTTATACAAGGTGGTTGAGACTATAGCGGGTGGTGTTGCAACGTACAGCCTAGACACTTTAGGAACGGTTACAGGCACTGCCAGAGTATCAATGGCCGACAACGGCACTCAGTTGATGGTGTTAGTGCCAGGCGGTGATGGTTTTATCTACAACCATGTTACCGATGCCTTTGTTCAGATCACGGATACCGACTTTGATGCCAACGGTAATCCACAGTTTGTAGTGTTTGTGGATAGCTACTTTGTCTGCACAACCGACACCAAGAAGTTTATTTGCTCCGCACCCAACGATGGGCTGAGTTATAACGCGCTGGACTTTGGTACTGCTGAGTCTGATCCAGACATTACTGTTGCGCCAATTGTGTTTAAGAACCAGTTGTTCATCAGCGGATCGCAGACGATTGAAGCATTTCAAAACGTGGGCGGTACTGACTTTCCTTTTCAGCGAACAGGCTTGTTTCTGCAAAAAGGTGTTTATGCTCCGTACTCACTGATCAACGCACAGGATACCTTTGTGTGGGTCGGTGGCGGCGAGAATGAAGGGCCATCCATCTGGGCGTTAAGCGGTAACGACACAGCCAAGATCAGCACAACACCTATTGATAACCTGTTGCAGAAACTTACTCTGGCCCAGATTGAAGACATCTACGCGTGGGCATATTCGCAGAACGGTGCTTACTTCATTGGGTTTACTTTGCCAACAACAACACTTTGTTTTGACTTAACCACAAAGCGATGGCATGAGAGACGATCAGTACTTGAGGGCGAGTTGTCGAGGTATCGCGTTACTGCAATCTGCAAGGCGTATAACCAGATACTGTGCGGGGACTTTGTTGACGGCAGGATTGGTCGAATTGATCCGCTAGTCTTTACTGAGTACGGCAACACAATTATCAGGCGAGTAGCAACGCAGCCATTTCAAAACAACTTGAAGTCTATGTTTGTTCCATCACTTGAGCTAACCGTTGAGTCTGGCGTGGGTAATGATGCGGTAGAGAACCCAATGATTACCCTTGAAAGAAGCAGTGACGGCAAGACTTATTCTGACCCAAGACCCAGAGCAATCGGCAAGATTGGCGAGTATGATCGCAGGGCAATCTGGCGCAGAAACGGAAGGGTGTCGCGCTTTGAGATATTTCGCTTTACGCTTACTGACGCTGTTAAACCCGTGATCCTACAACTTAACGCAGAGATCATTGGTGGCACGAAATGACCTCACCATTACTGAATGCCAGTCAACCTATTGTTGACGATTCTGGTAAAATGGCTCAGGCGTTTAGAACGTGGACTCTGGACGCATCACTGAGCATTCCTATTGTAGGGATAGGCTCACCAGAGGGCGTAGTCGAGGCAAGACAGTTTCAGCTATACATTGATTCTACGGGTGCGGCTGGCTCAATTGAATACCGCAAGATGGTTTCCCAGATTGGTGGCGACAGGAAGCAGGGATGGATATTAGTGTAAGAACCTGTACCGAGGATGAGGCTCTGGATTACATCCAAGACCCATCTGTTGTTAAGTGGTTATCTGACTTCCCTGTCAAGATTAAAGAAGAATTTATAATGCTGGTGATGGATGAGCGAGTGCTGGTTCTTGTAAAGACTGACAAACAGTCTGTAGAGGTTCACATAGCCTGCAAGTACCGAGACAGGGCAGGCGTAAGGGAAACCCTAGAAAACGGCTTAGAATGGTTTAAAAGGCTTGGTTACACCAACGTGTGGACTAAAGCGCCAGATGATAGAGTTGGGCTGGTCAGGATGCTTGAGTCACTTAAATTCAGAAAAGTTAAGCAGAGGTGGGTATGGGCATAGAAGCGGCAATAATAGGCTCGGCAGCAATAGGTGCAGGCTCTAGTCTGTATGGCGCAAAGCGCAGCCGCGATGAACAAAGACGCGCCACAACGCAAGCTAATGAGATGAACGAGGCTCAGACGCAACGCGCATTGGCTAGTCTGCAACCTGGCTACGAACAGGCCATGCAAACGCAGAGGCGCAGCTTTGGTCAGGCCGGTCGAATGAATCAGGAGGCTCTTGAACGAGCCATGATGATGCGAGGCAATACCTTCATGCCGCAGATGCAGGCATTTGAAGGCGGCAACCTTGCAGCTCAGGAAGCAAACCTTGCATCTTTACCGGCCATGAGAGCAGCAATCCTTGGCGGCAAAATGCCTGATATGATTCAGCCCAGATCATTGCCTATTGACCAAGCAGCACTTCAAGGCTTGATAAACCCTACGGCAATGCAGTTTGGTCAGCGCAGACCTATGCGTGAGGGCGGTATGGGCGGCGGCATGGGCGGCGGTATGCGCGGTGGCATGGGCGGCGCAAGGCAGGGCGGTATGCGTGGCGGTATGCAAGGTGGAATGCAAGGCGGTGCGCCACAGATGGATCAGATGGAAATGATTCGGATGATGCGTGAGCAAGATCAGTATTTTAATGGCTAACCACCACAAGCAAACAATTTAAGAGTAAGCATTATGAATGACCAACAAGTTCTTCAGGCTATACTTGATCTTTATTCTGAATATGGCGCTGGTGTTGATGCCAATCGTGAAATTGCTAGATTCATGCGGCAGAATAATATTCCTGTTGAGCAAGTTGCTCGGATTACTGGGTACTCAACGCAAGATGTTCAGGCCGATTACGATGCTTTTGCTCAACAGCAAGCCATACAAGATACGGCTCAACAGCAGCAGGCAGAACAATTAAGGGCGCAACAAGATCAACAACAAGCCCAACAGCAAGCTCAATTAATTGCCCAGCAGCAAGCGCAACAAGAGGCTCAACAAGCGGCTTTGCAAGCATCTCAACAGGCTGCTGCTCAACAAGCGGCACAACAGGCTGCTGCTGAACAAGCATCTCAATTGGCGGCTCAACAGCAAGCGGCACAGTTGGCAGGTGATGCCCAGAGAGCAGCACAAATTGCCTCAGATCAACAGGCTGCTCAACAAGCGGCGGCTCAACAGGCTGCTCAACAGCAAGCAACCCAGCAACAGACAGCGGCACAACCAGCAACTCAACAACAGACTCGGCAGCAGGGTCAAACCATTATGGCTATGACAGATCAGCAAGTTCAAAACGCAATCAACACAGCTTACTCTCAGTATGGTGGCGCAGGGTTTGAGGCGCATCGTGCCATTGCTCGGTTCATGGAGGCAAACAATGTTCCCGTGGATCAGGTTGCGCGGTTAACAGGGTTTACTCCGCAGGAAGTTCAGGCTGAGTTTGCAGCGCAGACCTCTCCGCAGGCCAAGCAGCAGCAGGTTCAGGAGTTCTTTCAGGGAAACCCTAACGCCACTGATCAACAAATATTCCAGTTCATGCGACAGAACAACCTATCACCAGATCAAGTAATCCAAACAATGGGTCTTGAGCCTGGCGACTCAATGCGCCGATTCAATGATCAGCTTGTTAACACAGCGCAGCCCGGCCAAGTAACGCTGGAGCAGTTACGAGCATACTTTCAAAACAACCCGAATGCCACTGACGCTGAAATATATGCAAACATGCGAGCGTATGGCGTAACGCCACAGCAGGTTGGACAGGCTCTGGGTATACCCTTGAGCGAGGTAACAAGACGATTTCGTGAGCAGCAGGCAGAACAGACTCCTACTGGCTTGGTTGGTTTTGAAGAGGCTGCTGCACAAGGCTTGCAAGATGCAACAACATCACTAAGAGGGGCAGAAACGACCTCACGCGGCGACATCAATGCTGCGATGCAGAACATCAATCAACTGCTCGGCCAGAACATTGAAGGCTTTCAGCAGGCTGGAACTCTGGCTGGTCAACAGGTTGGTGCAGGCTTTGATCAGGGCATAGAAACTCTGAACCGCCTGTATGGTATTAACATTGATGACTTACGAGCAGCAGCAGATCAAGCGGCTCGGCAAGTTAACACTGG